AAAATATAGGAGCACGGACCATGGCTCTAGTAGAGTACAAATTTAAACCCGGCATAGATAAACAAAATACCGAGTCAGGAGCAGAAAACCGTTGGGTTGATTCTGACAACGTAAGATTTAGATATGGACTACCAGAAAAAGTTGGTGGTTGGTCTTCTCTTGTAACAGATACAATAGTAGGTGTAGCAAGAGCACAACATGCTTTTGTTGATATTGCTGGTAATAGATATGTAGCTATTGGAACAGATAAGTTTTTATTGTTATACTTTGAAGGTAAATTGTATGACATCACACCATTAAAAACAACTTTAACAAGTGCAACGATTGCAACTACAAATGCATCACCAACATGTACAATTACAAAGTCAGGACATGGATTATCTGTTGGAGATATAGTACAACTTGATAGTGTTACATTGCCGAGTGGTACAGGTTTTAGTGCATCTGATTTTGAAGACAAAAACTTTCAAGTAATTACAGTTCCAACAACAAGCACATTTACAATAACACAATCATCTAATGCTAGTGGTACAGTATCAACAGGTGGTAGTTTAAGTATTAAACCTTATGAACCTGTAGGACCAAGAGCACAATCATATGGTTATGGTTGGGGTATTGGATCATGGGGCAGTGGTAATTGGGGTGAAGCGGCAGCTGCAACTGACGTAACACTAGAACCAGGTTTATGGTCATTAGATAATTTTGGACAGGTGTTAGTTGCAACAATTATGAATGGTAAAACTTTTACATGGAACGCTGGAGCATCTACACCATTAGAAACTAGAGCTTCTACAGCAACATCAGGATTTTCTACAACTAATAATCCAACAGCAACAAGAGTTAGTTTAATATCACCAACAACTAGACACTTATTACACTTTGGAACAGAAACAACTATTGGTGATACAACCACACAAGACGACATGTTTATAAGATTTTCGGATCAAGAAGATATAAATACATTTACTCCTTCAGCTATTAACACTGCAGGAACTTTAAGATTACAAGATGGTACAAAAATTATAGGAGCTCTAAAAGCAAAAGAAGTTATATTGGTTTGGACTGATAACGCTTTATATACCATGTCATTTATTGGAGCACCTTTTACATTTAGATTAGATCAAGTTGGTACCAACTGTGGATTGATAGGTCAAAACGCTGTTGTTGAAATAGATGGTTCTGCATTTTGGTTAAGTTCAAAAGGTTTTTTTCTTTACGATGGTACAGTTAAATCTATACCGTGTAGTGTAGAAGATTTTGTTTATGATAATTTTGATACAACAAAAGGTCAACAAGTTGCAGCGGGATTAAATAATTTATTTACAGAAATTACTTGGTACTATCCATCATCTGGATCTGAATACAATGATAAATATGTTGTATTTAATTATGGTGAATCAGCAGGTGTACCAGGCGGTGTTTGGTATACAGGAACAGAAGCTAGAACAAGTTGGATTGACTCAAACGTTTATCCAAATCCTTTTGCAACAAAATACGATTCTACCGCAGATGGTACATTTCCTGTAATTGTAGGTCAAGATAGTTTAGGTCAAACTACTTATTTTGAACATGAGGTAGGAACTGATCAACTTAATCCAAATGGAACTACAACAACTGTTACGTCTTTTATACAATCATTTGATATAGACTTAGAACAAAGACAAAGAAATGCACAAGGAAGAGCATCGGGTCCTAAAATATCAGGTGAGTTATTTTTAGCTATGAGAAGATTTGTACCTGATTTTAAAACACTTGCAGGTAATGCAAAAGTAACTTTAAATGTAAAACGATATCCACAACAAACATCTAGTCAAACAGCTTTGAGTCCTTTTACAATTACAGCTAGTACAGATAAAAAAGATACAAGAGCTAGAGGCAGATCTGTAAGTCTTAAAATAGAGAACGATTCAGCTAGTGAGTCTTGGAGATTTGGCACATTAAGATTAGATATACAAAATGATGGGAGAAGATAATGGCAAAGATAGCAATTAGAATACCAGAACCAAAAGAACAATATGATTTTTCTAACCAAAAACAAATAAATCGTGCATTAAGTTTGATGAAAGAACAATTAAATTCAACATTCTTAGACGAGATAAAACAGGAGCAAGAGAGATTCTCTTGGTTTTTAAGTGGCTAATATATATACAAATTCAAAGGTAGATTTAACAAGCACAGCTGAGACTGTTGTCTATACAAGTCCAGCAGCAGGTACATCTACAACTGCAACAACTAGTATAATTAAATCAATATTAGTATCTGAAGACTCAGGTAACGCTGACAGTATAACTTTGACATTAACAGATACTTCTTCAAACGTGTTTAGTTTGTTTAAAACAAAGGCTATTTCAGCCAATGCTACAGAAGAACTACTAACACATCCTCTTGTCATTACAGAGGGAGAGGTTATAAAAGCAACAGCAGCATCAGGAAATAGGTTACATATTGTGTTTTCTGTGCTACAAATAACAAGGGATTAATATGGCATTTACAGAACCACCATCAGTTAGATACGAGATAATTAACGGTAAAAAAGTACCGGTTGTTGAGTGTGAGACTGAAGTAGTATTAAGAAATAAAAAAACAAATTATGAATATGGCTCTGACAAAGAAGCAGAGGATGATATTGCAGATCCAAATACAGACACTGTATACGAGGATGTAACAAGATCTGTAAAAATTAAAGTGGCAGACATGCCACCATTAGGAGCAGGATCAGACGAATAATGGCTATAACTAGAACACAACAAGCAAGACAGATGTTAAAAAAAGGTAGTAAGAAACCTGTTAAACAAGCAGGTGCAACTAATTATCTTGGTAAACAAGAAATGGTTACGGCCCCTAAATTTTGGTTATCTGAACCAGATCACGTTAAAGCAAAATTAGCTTACATAACTGATGAAGAAGAACAAATTTTAATAGATAAAAATTTATATGGATCTTTAAAAGGTAAACCTAATATTGGACCTGCGGGACTTCCTAGCTTACAAGGTGGTGATTTTGGTTCTGAAGATAAAGGCACTAGCGGCGGAGGCGGCGGAGGCGGTGGTGGTAATAAAGGCAGAGATTTAGACTATCAACAGTCTGGTGGTAAAAAAGGTTCTACATTTGAGACATATAGAGGTGGTAAAAATATTGGTATTGATAATAAACTTGCATCTAAATTTGGAAACCAAGAACAAAAAGATAGAGCTAATAGAGAATTAGCAAAAGGTAATTTATATTCTACAAGTCCAAACCAAGGTTTTTTTGAAAAAGTAAATACTAAAAATCGTAATTTTCAAAGAAAAAAAACTTTAGATTTAGCTAGAAAAAGATCTTTTCAAAAATATCAAGATATAGAACAGTACGCAAATATAATGGATGACTATGGTTTATCTGCACAAGAGTTAGCAGAATTAGTAGCAGAAGATCCTGAATATGGTTATGACTTTAGTGGTTTAGAAAAAGGTAAAGAATTTTTAGGAAGTAATATTGGAACTAAATTAGAATCTTATCGAAAAAATTTATATGACGTAAATCCAAAAACTAGTTACAGTGCTTTACAAGCTTTGTTAAATGCAACAAGACCAGATACACAAGTCACTGCAAGGAATACTTTACAAAAAGCAAGAGATTATACAAATTTAGTTAATAAAGCTGATACAATGACTAATCAAGAACTAAAAGATGCAATGACAGAATTAAAAAACAGAGGTAAAACAGAAGATCAAATTAATCCACCTAATAGAGATGATGGACCAAGCGATCCTTGTTTAGGACCTAACCCACCTGCATATTGTTTTATAGGACAAGGAGCAGAGACACCACCAGAAGATCCTATTTTTACACCTTCATTTAGATTTATGAACCGTGGTGGTATGGTTGAAGATGCACCTATGGGTGGGATCATGGATCTTGAAACAACAAGACAGATGTTATTTATAGGTGGTATAGCAAAAGGTATTAGTAAAGGTTTAAAAAGTATTACAAGAGGAGTTAAAAAAGTTGCTAAGTCACCATTAGGTAAAGCTGCAATATTAGGAACAATTGGTTATGGTTTAGGTGGTGGTTTTAGTGCTGGTGGTTTTAAATTAGGTAACTTACCAGGTGCTAAGTTTTTTTCTAATATGACTTTACCTAAATTAATAACAGATAATATGACAGGTTTAAAAGTTGCTGGATTATCAGGATTAGCAGGTCTTTTATTAGCTAACGTTGATAAAGATGATGACGATGGTTTTGATATAGAAGAATATTATAGAACAGCAGGTATAGACATACCTCAAAATCAATATAGATTTTTAGCAGAAGGTGGATCTACAGAAAAAGAACCAGTTGCTAAGAAAACTATGCCATTACTAGATTTAGAAGGACAAGAGATGGAT